TTGCCAAGCGCTGATTCGTATGATCAAGAGCAAATGAGCCAAGGCGCGCCGTGCAAGATGCTTCCCCGCAACTCGAAGACGGATATACCCGGATCGCTAACGAGCTTTTCGAGGCGGTTTTGGGTTATGGATTCACGCAACGACAGATTTTGGTTTTGTTGACCGTGCTTCGCAAGACGTACGGGTATGGAAAAAAAGAGGACGACATGTCAGCGGCACAAATAGGGCAGATCTGCAACACGGGTCGCAATCACGTTACCGAGGTGATTGGGCAGCTTGTTGCATTGAATGTGCTCACCCGTGCGCCAGGGATATTCGGACTCACACTCGGTATCAACAAAAACCATAAAAGCTGGGCAAAGGTAGTCCCAAAAAAGGACACCCTGTCCCGAATCGGTACTACCAAGGATAGTGTTGACCCTGTCGTTTTACCCAAGGAGTTGAGTAGTCCTAAATCGGGACTAGTCCCAGATCAGGACAAAGATAGTCCCAACTTAGGACAGGTCGGTAGTCCCAACTTAGGACACACAAAAGAAAACCTTTCAAAAGAAACTCAAAAGAAAGTTCGCGTCGCTCGGACCGAGGCTTTATTTGTCGACTGGGTTGCTTCCTGCAAAGCGGCTGGCGAGGACTTGGTTCGTGAAGACGATCCGATCTTCGACTATGCCGAAAAGCAAAAACTTCCGATGAGTTTTGTTCGGTATGCATGGCTTGAGTTCAGGCGAAAAAGCATCGAGGGCGGAAAGAAGCAAAAAGACTGGCGCGCTCACTTTCGCAATGCTGTCCGCGAAAACTGGTATCGCCTTTGGTTTGAAAAAGACGATGGCTTTTCCCTCACCACCCGAGGAATTCAGGTGCAACGTGAACATCAGGACGCAGCATGAGCGCAAGAGACAACCTACGCACCGTACCGCACAGCGCCGAAGCCGAGCAATCGGTACTCGGGGCACTGCTGATGGACAACGATTCGATCGACCGTATCGGCGACCTGAAAGCGGATCATTTTTTCCGCTTCGATCACCGCACCATTTTTGCCGAGCTGCTTGAAATGATCGTCGGTGGCATTGGTGCCGATCCGATCACGCTGCTTGAGCGCTTGGCGGCCAAGGGCAAAGCCGATGATATGGGCGGCTTGCAATACCTGCACAGCTTGGCGCACAACACGCCGAGTTCGGCAAATATCGCACGTTATGCATCGATCGTGATTGATAGGGCGCAGAAGCGCTGGCTGCTCACAGCGGCTTCTGAGATTGAGGATTCGGTCGGCTCCTCGGCTGATTCGGCCGAAGACCTTGTGGACCGTGCCGCGGCAAAAATCGAAGCGCTCACACAGGTCAAGACAAAATCCGAACCCCGCCGCGCGTCGGTCGGTCTGTCCGAGCACCTGAATTTGCTCGAACGCCGGTCTAACCGGTCGGAGCGCCTCATCTCTACCGGCTTGGAAAATCTCGACAAAGCATTGAACGGCGGCCTGCGTCCTGGCTGGGTGGTCGTGCTGGCAGCTCGGCCAGCGATGGGTAAAACGGCCCTCGCGCTGAACATTGCCGACCACGTGGCGATCGATCACAGTTCACTATTCCTGTCGATGGAAATGCCGGAATCTGAGTTGCACGATCGCAACATCGCATCGCTCGGCAAAGTTGCACTCGACAAGGTAATGCAAGCCCCAGAGGGCGACACCGAGTTTTGGGAGCGCGTCACCAAGGCGTGCGGCTCCATCAAAGACCTGAATCTGTTTATTGATGACCAATCGGGCCTACGCCTGTTGGATGTGCGATCCAAGGCGCGCCTCGTCAAACGCAAGAGCGGGCTTGACTTGCTGGTGATCGACTACATCCAACTTATGTCCGGCGACGGTGCGAATCGGAATACCGAGATCGAAGGCATTTCACGCGGGCTCAAGACGCTCGCCAAAGAGCTGGGTATCGCCATCCTGGTGCTGGCCCAGCTCAACCGCAAAGCCGAGGATCGCCCGGGCCTGCCGAAGCTATCCGACCTTCGCGACTCAGGCGCGATCGAGCAGGATGCCGATGTGGTGATGTTCTTGCACCGCGAGGAAATTGCTAACCCCGAGTGCGGCGACCAGTTCCGAGGATTTGCCAAACTGCGCATCGCCAAATTCCGGCATGGCCGAACAACCGATGTTGGCCTGACTTATGCCGGCGAGTTCGTGCGCTTCGGTGATCACGTCGGTTACTGGCCTGAAGCGCCGCAGCAAAAACAGTCTCGCGGAGGGTTCAAGGCATGACCACCAACCCCACCCCCAATCAAACCGTCAAAGGAGACGCAATGGAAATGACCGATTGGTTCCCGCCGGACATCAAGCCAGTTCATTCTGGCGTCTACCAAACCGAGTTCGCTGCCGGTCGCGGTGATCTCGGTTATTCGCGCTGGGACGGAGTGCATTGGAGGTATCAGTACCTTTCCAAGGCTATAGCCGCCGGAAGTGAGGGTATTGGCTCGCAAAACAAACGCTGGCGCGGGCTGGCGACTAAGCCGGAGGTGAATCATGGGTAAGTTGACGGGGTGGTTCCCGCCGGAGATCAAGCCGGCCAGGATCGGGCTATACGAATGCAAATGGAGTGACCTTAATTGGTATTGGAACGGCTCCGCCTGGAGAAATGCCGGAAATAGCTTCGACTGCACTTTGCAAAACCGCTATTGGCGCGGCCTCGCATCCGATCCTGCAAAGGGAGCAAATCATGATTAAGCCGCAGCTACCTTGGTTGGTCAGCGAAGAAAAAATACTGCGCGAGCGGTGGGAAGCCGGCGACCAGATGATCGACATCGCCGCAAAGATCCCGCGCCATTCGCTCGATGCAATCAGGAAGCATCGCGAGAAACTTGGGGTGAGTAGACCTTCTTGGTTCGTGCCATATCGCGAGTGCAAGTCTTGGACTGCGATACACCGTGCTTTAACGGCTAAGCCCGGCATGTCGATTTACGACCTAGTGGCGGAGACCGGATGCGCGAAGGCAACTTGCACACGCCTGATCGACTTGCACCACGGCCACGGCGTGTATGTGAAGGGCTGGCGCGTTACCGCACGCAAACCGGCCGCTCTTTGGGCGCTTGGGCACTTGGCTGACGTGAAGTATGTCCCGGTCCGAGCGATCTCGCGTCGTCCAGTGATTGAGCCGTCGCATCGATTTGCCGCCCTGGTCAACCAACTCACGATGGGAGTCGCAGCATGAACGCTGATCTATCCGCAGGCAGCCTAGTCGAGCGTATGACGCGCGGCAAGTCGTACACGACGACCGAGCTCGGGAAGCTTTTCGGCACAAACGCCAAGGGCGTTACACCGACGCTCACGGCAGCCATGCAGACAAAGCAGATCGTCGGCGTGAAGATCGGCGACGGCTACAAGATTTCGACGCGATATTACGTGGCGGGAACTGAGCCGAAAAAGGTCGAGGAAAAAGCGCCGCAAGTGCATCGCTGGCAGGTTGGCGAGTTGACGGGGTATGACCGCCGCAATCGGGAGTTTCAGGAGTTGGCGCGGCTTGGGCGGGGTGCGCGATGAGCGCCGCTGAACGGTTGATCGCACGCGTAACGCGCCGGGAGCCGGATTTCATCATTGGCGGTGCGGAGAATCCGTACCTGCTGCGCTGGTGGATCATCCCGCGCAATCGGTTCTTCAACGTCTACTTGCATTGCTTCAAACGCAGCGACGACGACCGGGCCCGGCATACGCATCCTTGGCTCTTCAATCTGAGCTGGCTGCTACGTAGCCGGTATCGCGAATGGTTCGGTGACGGCGCGGCCGACTTTGTTGATCGTAACGCGGGCGACGTCAAATTCCGGTGGGGCGCTGCGGCGCACCGCGTCGAGCTCACTGACGGCGACTGCTGGACTCTATTCGTAACTGGGCCGCGCGTGCGCGAGTGGGGATTCCTCTGTCCGACCGGTTTTATCCACTGGAAGAAATTCACGGCTGCCGGTGATCCCGGGCAAGTCGGGCGAGGATGCGATCAATGACCAACCCCCAAAACACAGACGGCTGGATCCCTTGGAGTGGCGGGGAATGTCCGATTGCGGATGGCATCGAGCACCAAGTGCAGTTTCGCGACGGCAGCTTCGGCCAAGATTACGAGGCGTCGACCTGGCACTGGCACCACGCCAACCATTCGAGCGACATCGTTGCGTACAGGGTGATCGAATGAGCTTCGGGAATCGTCTTCGCGTTGCGATCACGCAGCATCATGAAATCTCGCTGAGCGAATTCGCGCGGCGGACGGGATTTTCGCTACCGAACCTTTCTCACATCCTGACCGGCCAGCGCAAGCCAGGTCTCGACACGCTGATCGTGATTATCAATGCGCTGCCGGGCACGAACATCGGTTGGTTGATTACCGGAGAGCCGAAATGAGCGAAATCCAGACAGCATTTCAAGGTGAGTTGCAGCTCGCGGGCTGGAGCGAGACGCACAACGGCGGCTGCAAGGTCACGTTCTGGCTGCCCGACGCCGCCGAGCTCGAAGCCTTCCGCGCGCTGACTGTGCGCAAAGGAAATACTGCTGGCCATCGCTTTATGGCGGCACTCGTCGAGATCGGTGATGACGAACTTCCGGTGCAACCCGAGCAACCGGAAGACAAACAGAAGGGCGGTGCACTTGCGGAGCTGACCGGCCTGTGGCGCAACGATCCGAAGTTTTGGGAATGGTGCCGTTGCGAGTGCGAGGAAGACGCCGTTAGGATTATCCGCACAGTTTGCGGTGTCGTATCGTGCGCAGAACTCGACCACAACCCGGAAGCGGCACAGATTTTCCACGATAAGTTCCGCATCCCATTTTCGAAGTGGTTGCAGTTTGGGCAGAAGGCGGGAGGTTCGCAATGACCCCCAAAAAGCCCCTAGCAGTGCGCATCGCCGAAATCGCCGAGACCTATCAAGACGATGGGTTGATGCGTTGTGCGATCGAGGTTATCGATATGCATGATGAGCTGCGGCGCACCCGTTGGGACCGGGCGCGTGAATGGACGCTTCTTGTCTTCGTCAGTGCGTACATTCTGCGCACCGTATGGATCGAGGTCGCGAAATGCCTCTGACTCGCAAAAGCGACCTAAAGCCCCGCGCATGTCGCGTGTGCAAAAGCAATTTCGTCCCGGCGCGGTCGATGCAGTCCGCGTGCTCCGTTCCGTGCGCCGTAGCCTGGGCCAAAAAGCTCGCAGCGCAAAAGGCGGCGAGAGCGAACCGCGCCGAGCGAAAATCACTCCGCGAGGCGCTGGAGAAGGCGAAGACACGCGGCGCGCATTTGAAGGAGTTGCAGGCGGCGTTCAATGGTTGGGTGCGCGCAAGAGACGCGGGGCAGCCTTGCATCTCGTGTGGCCGGTTTGGCCAGGATATGCAAGCCGGGCATTACCGATCGGTTGGGTCGAGTGCCGCCACCCGCTTCATGCCAAATAATTGCTGGCTCCAATGTCGGCAATGCAATCTGTACCAGCATGGCTCGCCGATTTCTTATCGCATCAACCTCATCAAGCGAATCGGTTTGGAGGCGGTCGAGGAATTGGAGAAAGACCATCCGCCGCTGAAACTCACCTTGGCGGAGATATTGGAAATGAAAGCTTTTTACCGAGCAAAGGTTCGGGAGCTCAAGAAGGCGGCAATCAATCAACCTGAGATGGAGGTCGCATGAAGAAAATCTTTAAGTACCGCATTCCGTTTATGGAAGTCTCGACTATTGATTTGCCATGCGGAGCGGAAATTATCCGTATCGATGGCCTCGATGGAGCGCTTTGGGCGTGGGCGATTGTCGAGACGACGGCCCCGACTGAGGATCGCACGTTCTACCTGTTCAAGACCGGCGCAGAGATGCCTATCGACATCTTGCAGGAATATCGCTATCTGGGCTGTGGCGCCATTTTCGTGCAGATGGAACTGATGATGTACGTGTTCGAAAGGGCGCGGCCATGATCGCGGGTAACGCGCCGGATGTTATGGGCAGAGTCGTTATTGAGCCGCCGGAGATGTTGTTCGTGCAGTACATGCCGGTTCGCATGCCGGGGTCAGATATTCGCTTGCCGCCTAACCTGAAGTGCTTCTATCCCATGGTTGAGGTCGCATGCATGTTTGCGCATCCAGACGAACATGTTTATCTAACGGCCAAGCACCTTCATGTTGACCGCGACAGGTGCTTTAATCGACCCGGCTGGCATGCGGACGGTTTTGGCACCGACGATATTAACTATGTCTGGTGCGACCGCGCGCCTACGGAATTCTGCGTGCAGCCATTCGAATTGAGCGACGACTGCGACGAATCGATGGCACAGATGGAGGCGCAGGCCAAGTCAGAGAATATCTGTACCTACGGCGAACACACGTTGCTGCGACTGGACGGCACCGTTGTCCACCGGCCCCCGGCCCAGATCGAACCGGGTATGCGCACTTTCGCAAAGGTGTCGATATCGCGGAGTCGTTACAACCTACAGGGCAATGCACACAACTATCTATTCGACTACGAGTGGCTAATGGTGCCGCGCGCCGAGTCCCGCAACCATCCATCTATGGAGGCAGCATGACATTCCACTGGCCACAAATCACACTCATCATCCTCTGCTCGATCGGGCTTGGAATCGCCGCCGCAAGACACGGTAAGCCGCGCGGCCTGCATAGCGCCTGGTTTAAATGCTTCGATATCGCCGTGCTCGCGTGGCTGCTTTATGATGGCGGATTCTTTGGGGTGGTGGCATGAAAACCTGCGGCGATTGCGAATACTTCGACAGCTTCAACGACGATTGCCTGAATCGCAGCAGTCCGCGATTCCAGACGACTGGCGGCGATGAGGCTTGTGCGGCGTTCCATCCGGACACGACCAAGGTTCGGCAGTGTCTCGCGTGTGGTGCGCCGGCCGACTCCAACCATTGCGGGAGTTGAGATGAAAGGAGTCATTCGCCTGACACCGATTATCCCCGGCGAAATGCAGCCGGTCGTGTTCGTCGACGGAAAGATTCGCGAGGGATTCATCGGGGGAGGCGCGGCCGAGGGTCGTGGCTTTCCACAGTGGGCCAAGAAGATCTTCGCTGGGGACAAGGTTCACTGGTTCGGCGATGAGTATGCAGGGATGCGGCAGTCATTGTGCACCCGCGTACTAGCGACGGAAGCCGCGCTCTTCCTGCCTGGTAATTACCCGCGCTGCAAGTCGTGTGAGAAGGCGCTGGCGACGCAACGAAAACTTGGAGTGCGCACTTGACTTTCAACCGCCGCGATGACTGGGGTAACCGCGAATGGGAGCGCAGCCAATCAGCCGAAAGCGTAGCGATTCGCCGGCAAGAGGAAGAAATGTCGGCACGCGGAAGAACATGCATCGGTTGCGCAAGCTATATCGAGCGACGCGTGGCGGATATCTGCTACACGACTTGCAAGCTCGATGAGAAGAAATATTGGCTTGAGGATCATCGGTCAAGGCGCTGTGATTTGTATTCGGAAAGGGGATAGCAATGGAAAAGCCGCGCAATTGGTTGGATCACGTAATTTACAACTGGGTGCGCTGGTGCCGATCTGGGCCGGCGCCGGGGCCGCTGCCGCCTCAGTGCGGTTCGCTGGAGAGTGACTATATCCCGGAAGGGCTATGGGCCACGGACCCGGACGATAGGCCGCCCCCGCCGATCCACATCGACGACGCGCTCAAGGTGCAGCGCATCTATACGACGCTTTCCATCGTCGAGCGCCGCGTGGTGAAGGCCGAATACGTGGCCACCTACGAATCGAAGCGCTGGACACCCAACGGCCTGTGTTGCGCCGCCAGTTACGCCAATGTGACCGTGCAGGCATACGAAAGCATGATCTACCGCGCCCGCCAGCGCATCGCCTCGGAGTTCGAATGAAATTTGCTCGTGAGATTATAGAGTTGATGGCGCCGTACCCTGGCCGCGATTTCAAGATGCGTGAAATCATCCGCTACGTTGCACCGCAAGCATTGGGCCGCGAGCGGGCCGCAGTCAAAAAGAGCGTTCAGCGAGCAATCGCCGCCCTAGTTGACTGCGGCTCGGTGAAGCGCTGGCCGCCGCACGCGGTCAACGGTGCATCAACCTTGTATCAATGGCGCGAGGTGGTAGCAAATCAACCCGCCCCACCGGTGCCACAAAAAGCGGGACATGAACTTTCAGAAATATCGTGAAAACCGGGACGGAAACCGGTACATTTTGGGGGTAGCCAAGTTGCGCCCGCGAATAACGTGAGCGCGATATGGATGAAAAACCGACCGCAATATTGAGCGGATGCACGAGTCTCGTAACGTTGCCGTGAATGCCTTGAGTGAATAGTAAAGATGCGCGAAATACCTCTTACCCAAGGCAAATTTGCGCTAATCGACGACGAAGACTTCAATATATTGTCGGTGTGGAAATGGCACCTCAATAACGGATACGCGAGCAGCACCGCGTCCGCAGCGGAGCAGCGATCGGCAGGATCCGGAAAAGTAATTCGGATTTCGATGCATCGTGTTTTAGCTGGGCTATCGTACGACGATGTTCGTGTTGTTGATCATATCGATGGCAATAAGCTCAACAATCAACGCGCGAACCTCCGAGTCTGCTCGAACTCTCAGAACTTACAGAACCGCGGGGCGCAAGCCAATAATTCTTCCGGGTTTAAGGGTGTGACTTGGAATAAGCGCGATAGAAGGTGGCACGCGCGCATAAGTGTTGGGCCAAAGAATAAACACCTTGGCACATTCAGATCTGCGGCTGAAGCTGGCGAAGCATATCGAGCGGCAGCATTGCTGTTTCACGGCGAGTTCGCTTACCAACGCTAGATCATATGTTGAATATCAAGCCCCGCAGGTTCGCCGCGCGGGGCTTTGTTCGTTTACCGGTCATGATCCATGCCTACAGCCAGAGAAGAAAAGCTGCATGCATGGACGCACAGCGTCTTTGACTGGGCGGTAGATCGAGGCTACATCACACCACCATGGAGTCCATGCGATGTGATTCTGGTCCGCATGGAGGCCTATTTTAAAGCCGATATCGACCCGATCGATGCCGCCGACGCGGTGTTTGGGCCGAAGCATTAGCGATTTGCCGCCGGTAGCGGCAGCCTTCACGCATGATTCTGCTTACTGAGCCTCAAGAACCTCTTGGGGGTGATGGTGGAAGCGGGGTTAGTCGTGAGAGCGACAGCGCCACGGATTGACCCGTCAGCACATTGCCAAACGGCCTCTGTGCGTGGTGAGGCTTCACCTGCAACGGAACCACCGTAGTCCGCCCCGTCAAGCGCATCAGCCATATAACGGCGGCGATAGGGGATTCTCTCTTCAACACCGCGATCAAGGTGCCCGTAAAGTCGGGTGTGTAATTAATTGGTGCTCGCGTAGCGCTGCGCGGCCGGCCCCTCACGAAACGAGGGCTTTCCGCTTGGGGTTGTGGCAACGGTAGCCGGCCGGTCTCCAAAACCGTGCAGTGCTGGTTCGAATCCAGCACCCCATGCCGAGGGCTTTCAAGGAAGCGCACAGTACTTGCGCCGACGACTTTGTGCGCAGTCGCATGTCGGCGCGTTTCCTTGAGAGCCGGCAACGAGGCAAAAGAATATGCCGGAATCCGCTAGATAGCTCATGTACCGAGAAAAAATCCGTGGTGCCGGAATGATGACTTTGAGAAAGTCGCTCTGCGTCCATCGAGCATCAAAGCGCTATTTTCAGCGGATGCTGAAGAAGTGGATGGGCAATAATCGTTGTCCAGGACGCTTGAATGAAGCCGATTCAGACGTGACTAGCTGTAATCGCATCGCAGAAACGCTAAGAATGGCACATTCTGCGGAAGTTGAAAAGATTTACGAACGGCTGGCTCAAAATTCATGCATGGCATCGGGGAAAACTTTTGGTACTGAGCGGAATTTTGCGTCAGTCGAAGCCGATGCCAGCCATGAATTTGAATCAAGTGAGTGGATCAGCGAGGGCAATTCTAATTCCCTCGCTGAGATTGCCGTTTCCGCGCTTTAGCGCTTTAGCGACGCTAGCGGCATCAAGATAGACATTCACACGCTTTCCCCCCGTCATTTCTGGGGGGCGTCCGAGTGACGGCGGCGTTTCGCGGCGATCACGTGCCTCGCCGGGTCTTTCCCACTCGCCGCCCACTTTTTGGCGTGCGATGTATATCCAACGGGCATAATCAATCTTATTGAGCGCTTTTTCGGCGGCAGCTGCGGTGCGATGCGTGCTGATGATGTCGCCGAACGCATCCGAGTTAGGGTCGAAGGTCACTACGGCAAATTTAGACATTTTTATGCCTCAGATGCTTTTTATGGCGTGAATTGCTTCTTCAACCGCGTCGAAGACATCCTCCCAGCTATTCACTTCGCCGTCTTCTCCCACAAACGAGACTACATACCCACCTTCTTGTCTGGTGATTGCGGTATCGCCTGGACTGCATTGATTGGAAATAGTTTGGTCTTCATCCACGACAACGATTTCATGGCCTGCGTGTGCGATGCGAATGGTCATTTTGATTCCCCAGTGGGAGTCCCGGAGGGCCGGTGTTATTCGTCGTTTTGATGGTCTGCGGCGATGCGGGTGGGTGCGCCGTACATGGCTTCTACGAACTTCGGCTTGGTCTTTTCCGCGGCGAGGCGAGTCAAGCGGCTACGAAGAAAACCAAAGCTTTGCTCAGATAGTGCCTCGACTGCTGCTTCAGGAGTGGTGCTGCTGGTGAATTCAGCGCATTCGGTGAAGACCGCGAGCATCGGAAATTCGGCGGTAAGGGCTTGAAGTTTGGTCATTTCGTCTCTCCGGTTTGTTGTGGACCTCGCTGCATCCATGACTCTATTATATACACACAAAACAAGAATGCAAGATATTTGTGTGTATAAATATTAAAAATATTTGCTTGCTGCTTCGAGCAGCGCGCGCGCAATGACCGCAGTAGCGCTAGCTGCATAGCCGGATCGCTGCAGAGTATCGAGTGCTGCGGCGGCGTCGGGTTGCAGTGAGCCGCCCGGAAGCCGGCGACCGCCACGCTCACGCAGAGCAGATTCGGATTTTCGGACGCGTTGAGCGGCAGTGAAAGCGGGTGGAGTTTCGCGGCGATCACGAGCATCAAGATAGCGCTCCCACTCACCATCCGGCTTGCGGTGGGCGACATAAGCGCCCGGCGCGTCAGGTTGTGCTTTGATGGCTGCGCCCTCGCTGCGATGCGTGCTCACAATGTAGCCGAGCTCGCTGCTGTTAAGGTCGGCGATGATGACGGCAAATTTGGACATGGTGCTTCCTCCTTAATAAGGTCAATCGCCGATTTCGTGAGAAATTTCCAACCATTCGCCGTCACGCAACTGGGATGCGGCATCCTGCGCAGCGTGAACGTCGCGCGCGTTCAGATCGGCGCGGTTCAGTCTTGTATATTCAGCATAGTCATCGGCATCGAATGCCTGACCAGCCTCAACATAAAACTTGAAACCGCTGAAATCGGGAGTAGTCGTGACAGTGGTGTTGATCGAGACGTTGTTCATTTTAATCTCCGGTTGGTTGCGGGTTTTGCTGAACCCATGAATCTATTATATACGTTACGCGCGTAACGTCAAGATGTTTTTGCATTTAGAGGGCGCATGATCAAATCACTTCCCGGCATGGTGCTTCCCGCCGCCGACATTGATTACACCGACCTGAAAAAATTCGGGCGCGTGACCATCGATTACACGGCTAAGGGCGTTGAGATCGCCGTAGAGGGGTTTGAGTTCGCTGACGGCGGTAGTTGCCGGATTGTTTGCACAAAAGGCATGGCATGGGCGCGTGATGTGCTCGCTGCGGTCGTAGAGGCGGACCGCTTGATCCCCGGCGGTCACATGCGCGCCTCTGTAGATTAAGAAACCAAATCTCCTCCAGTTGGCGAGAGCCGCCGGATTGCCTGCCTAGAGCGGGCTTTTTTACAAGCGCAGCACCGGCGCATTTCAGCCGCTCCGCCCGCCTGGGCATAGGCTAATCATTGCGCCCGCTGCCCAGGCAAGCGCTGAGTGCCTGAAACAACCGGCGCAGCGCATCACGTGGCGCTCCTGGGGCCTCCCCAGGGAATGGCGGCGGGGATGCGCAGTTTCTGAGTAGATTTCTCCAACGTCGCCCGAGCCACAAGAAAATAATCACTCAAAGGCAAGCAATGGCGCAGCCAGATAAAGCGGCGCCGGACTGGGAGCGGATCGAAGCCGACTACCGGGTCGGCATCTTATCCATACGCGAGATCGCCGCATCGCAAGGCATTACCGATACCGCAATCCGCAAGCGTGCCAAGCGTGACGGATGGGTTCGAGACCTTGCCGCAAAGGTACAGGCCAAGGCAGACGCACTGGTTCGCACCGCAGAGGTTCGCAGCAAGGTTCGCACAGAAGGTGCGATCCCGGAGCGCGAACTGATCGACGCGGGGGCCGAGACTGTTGCGACGGTCAAACTCACCCAGCGCAAAGATATCGCCCGTGCCAGAACGCTTGCGATGTCGCTGCTTGCCGAGTTGGAAGCTGAAACGGGAAGCATTGACTTGTTCCACGAACTGGGCGAAATGCTCAGGGCCGAGGATGACAAGGGACAAGACAAGCGCAACGACCTGTATCAGAAGGTCATTTCCAGTGCTGGCCGAATCGACAGCATGAAGAAGATGGCCGACACGATTAAGGTGCTGGTCGCTCTCGAACGTGAGGCATACGGCATCGCTGAGGCGGCGGCGCAGCCTGTCAAAGACAACGCGCAACTTCTAAAGGAGATTGCGGCTCACCTCCCCGACTGATGGCACTCAACCTGCAAACACAGCGTGAATTGGCCCGCTGGTACAAGTTGATTGACCATCCGGTGCAGACGGAACTGATTCATGCCGTAGAGAACGGCGTTCGCTTCCCGGTTGTTCCTGCTGGCCGGCGATCAGGCAAAACTGAACGAGCCAAGCGCTTCGTTGCCAAGATGGCGATGAAGAATGCCGGCGAGATGTACTTCATTGCCGCGCCTACCAGAGATCAGGTAAAAAAGATCTACTGGGCGGACATGAAGAAGCTGTGCCTGACGAGCCTATGTTCCAAGGCGCCGTCCGAGACAGAGCTCACGATCTATCTGGACAACGGCACGCAGGTTCAACTGATCGGCCTGGATCGTCCGGAGCGCATCGAAGGCGTGTTCTGGTCGGGTGGCGTGATTGACGAAATCGCCGACGTGAAAGCTGAAGCGTGGGAGGCGAACATCCGTCCTGCGTTGGACACGTTCAATCCTACTCGCCCTGAATACAAGGCATGGTGCTGGCTCATCGGCGTTCCTGACGGGCTGAATCACTATTACGACATGGCGCAGTACGCCGAGTCGGGCAACGATCCGGACTGGAAGCTATTCCACTGGAAGAGTGCGGAAATCCTGCCGGCTGACACGATCGCCGCGGCAAAGCGCCAGATGTCGGCCAAGCAGTACAAACAGGAATACGAGGCTAGCTTTGAGGGTGCAACGGGCCGCATCTACGAGGATTACGACCGCACAAACCACACGGACGCGCGCATTCAGCCGCACGAACAGTTGCTGTGGATGCATGACCAGAACTTTACGCCGCTGTCCTCCGCGATTGGCGTGCGGCGCGACAACGGGCTTTATCTGCTCGATGAAATCGTTTTGACGAGCGCCATTTCCAAGCAATCGGCCATGGAGTTTGTCGAGAAGTTTGTCAATCACCAGAATCGCGAAGTGCTGATCTATGGCGATCCTGCTGGGCGAGCTGGTGAGAAACACGGTCACGCATCGGATTACACCGATATCGAAGGCGTGCTGAAGGCGCATAACTGGCGGTTCGTGCGCAAGGTCAAGCCTGCTGCGCCGGCCATCAAGGATCGGCAGAACGCGGTGCGCACGAAGATTCGCACCGCAGACGGCATGCGCAGCCTGTTCGTCAATCCGACGACCGCTAAGTGGTGCGACAAAGGTCTGGCAACGGTCCAGTTGCAGGAAGGATCGACGTTTCAGGAAGACCAAAAGAACAAGTACCAGCACATTACGACCGCCATCGGGTATTGCGTGGACGTCGAATGGCCGAGCATTAAGGGTATTGCGACGCATGGTGCCCACGTTCCACACATGATTCGATAACGGCCGTGCGCGGCTTCCGACACGCCAATGTTCAAGACCCTCCAAAAAACGTTCAATCAGGACAAGGATTTCCCGGAGCGCGCATTCCGAATCCAGGTCCTTCAGCGCGTCCTGGCAGGCACGCTGTACGACGAACTCCAGCACGCATTCGGCAAAGAGAAGAACGACGCCGAGGAATACATCCCTCTACGTGAGCGCCGGCCGAGCGTCCGCTCGAATCTGTGCCGCACGGTAGTTGACGATTCGGTCTCGCTGCTGTTCTCCGAAGCGCATTTCCCTTCGGTTGAGCTCAAGGACGAGGGTCAGAAGAAAGCGCTTCAGAAGCTGATCAAAGAGTCTGCGTTGAATCAGGTGATGATTGATGCAGCCACGCACGGAAGCGTGGGCAGCGCGGCCATCCTGTTCAAGGTACTGAGCAAGCGCGTGTTCTTCGAGGTGATGGATACATCGTATCTCACGCCGACATGGAACCCGAAGGCACCTGACACGCTGCAAGCCGTCACGGAACTGTACAAGGTCTCAGGCGCAAGCCTCCGAGCGACCGGTTACACGATTGCCGACGATGATCTGAAGGCCGATTTCTGGTTCCAGCGCGTGTGGGATCAGGCTGCTGAAACATGGTTCACGCCATGGAAGGTGGCTGAGGCCAAACTGAAGCCGGTTGTTCCCAAGCCTGACAAGAAGCGCACGGTCAAGCATGACTTAGGCTTCGTGCCGGTCGTATGGATCAAGAATCTGCCAGGCGGCGACGCCATCGATGGACTTCCGACGTTCCCGAACGAAGCGATCGAGACGCAGATCGAGATCGACTATCAGCTGTCGCAAGCTGGGCGAGGACTGAAGTACACGTCCGACCCGACGCTGCTCATCAAAGAGCCTTTGTTTGGCAACAAAGGCGCGACCGTGAAGGGTGCTGCCAATGCGCTGATCGTCAGCGAGCAAGGCGATGCCAAGCTGCTGGAGATCAACGGCACAGGCGCTGCTGCCGTCCTCGAATACGTCAAGCATCTGCGCGAGATAGCGCTAGAAACGATGCACGGCAATCAGACGAGCCCCGAAAAGATGGCCACGGCTCAGTCCGGCCGCGCGATGGAGATCATGCAGGGAGCGCTGATCAATCTCGCTGACCGGTTGCGCATCAGCTACGGCGAGGGCGCGCTGCTCGAACTCATTTGCATGATCGCCAAAGCGTCTCAGGCTTTCGCGCTCGTGTTCAAGGATGGCGAGAAGGTCGGCAAGATCGATCACAAACAGGGCATTTCATTGCGCTGGCCCGAGTGGTTCCCGCCAACGATGTCGGACATGCAGATGGAGGCGAATACGCTTCATCAACTCTGCAATGCCGGCCTGTTGAGCCGCGAAACGGCGATCAAGGTTCTGGCTGCGAAATACGACATTGAGAACCCCGCCGCTGAGAAGCTGCTTGCAGATGCGGACATGGCCGAGCGGAATGCAGCCGCGCAGGTCCAGGCGAAGATCGCCGAGTAAATAATTCCCGCATTACCCCGGCTCGATGCCGGATATCAACTACAGCCGCTCGATGCGGCTATTTCTATTTGTGAGGGCTAGATGCCTACCCTGTTGCGCCAAATGATGATGCAGAACCGCTTGATGTCGCCAGAAGGCGACGATGCCACGCACGTGGCGCCGACAGCGCCTGTGGTTCCGGTTCAAGGCAAGGAAACGTTCTCCCGCGAATACGTGCAGGAATTGCGGCAAGAAAACGCCACATACCGCACGCGCGCCAACGAAGCCGAGAAGAAGGCTCAGGAAGCCGTCGACAAAGCGACGCTCGCGCAGACCGAAGCCGAAGCCCGTGCGACGAAAGCCGCAACGGATGCAGATGCCAAGGTCAAGGAAACGCACACGGCCGCCGAGCAACGCATCATTCGGGCCGAACTCAAGGCCGAAGCCATCAAGGCTGGCATGGTTGATCTGGACGGGCTGAAACTGGCCGATCTGTCGACCGTGAAGCTTGACGAGAAGGGCGAAGTGGTGGGTGCCGAAGACATGCTCAAGGCACTGAAAGAAGCCAAGCCGTATCTCTTCAAGGAAGCATCGAGCAGCAGCAGCATCGATCCGGTCCCTCCCAAGGAAAAGCCGAAGCCATTCGACGCCAAGACCGCAACGGATGCCGAACTTCAGGCAAAAGCGCGCGAACTCGGCGTGAAGATCAAAACGCATTAAGCCGTACCCGCACTACCCCGTGAGTCCTGACGACGAGGGGAAAGCAATCGATTCCCCCCTTCATTCCTCGTTTTAACAGGACTCACGCTATGTCTATCAATAACCTCCCGGCCGCGCTGCAAAGCGTGATCCAAACGGGCCTGCTTGAACATCAGTTCAACCTGCCGCTCAAAGCCAAACTCGGCTTCCGTGACATCGCCGATCGCGAGCCGTTCACGGCCAACATCGGTGAAACCATCACCAAGACCCGCACGGGCTTGCTGCCGGCGAACACCACGCCGATGTCGCCCGCTGCCAATAGCGACATCACCAGTGGACTGACCCCGCAGAACTACTCGGTCGAGCAGTATGTGCTGGCGATCGCGCAGTACGCAGCGAACATGCAGATCAACATCGTGACCCAAAAGGTTGCGATTGCCGATCTGTATCTGCGCAACGCGTACACGCTTGGCGAACAAGCATTCCGCTCGGTCGATACGCTCGCGCAGCAAACGCTGTTCAACACGTATCTCGGCGGCAACACGCGCGTTCGTGTGACGCTGGGCTCGACGGGGCCGACGATCTCGGTCGATGACATCCGCGGTTTCCAGAACACGTTCAACACGCTCGGCCAGGTGGTGCCGGTGTCGAGCTCGTTCCCGGTAAACGTGACGGTGGGCAGCGACATTTACTCGCTGACCGGTTCATCTGCTGACGGCTCGAACGTGTCGACATCGCCTGGCGGTGTGTCGGGCACGCTGACGTTCTCGACGAACGTCACGGTGGCAGACGGTACGCTGGCTCAGCCGGTCGTGTCTGCGGTCGCGCCGTACGTACTGCGTCCCAGCACGTCGAGTGGCAATGTGATGGCTGCAACCACGGCCGCCATCTCGTCGTCCAGCGACATCAACAACGGCAAGTTGACGATGAACATGATCCTGAACGCGAAGGCCACGATGTCGGCCAACGGCGTTCCGGTGGGCAACAGCTCGGGCATGTACAACCTGTACATCGATCCGATTCAGGCGACCGGATTGTATAGCGACCCGGCGTTCCAGCAATTCTTCCGCGGTCAGGTGACGACTGAAGAGTATCGGCGCGGCATCATCGCCGAAATGCTCGGCGTGCGCTTGCAGGAAACGAATCTAAACCCGGTTCAGACTTTGTCTGGTGTGGGTACGGTTCGCCGCGCGTTGCTGTGCGGTCAAGGCGCGCTGGTCGAGGGCGAGTTCACCAACACGGCATACGCCGAAGCGCTGGCGACGGTGGACAAAGACGAACTGATCACCATCGTGGAAGGCATCGCGCACGTGACGCGCGAACCGCTGGATGCGCTCAAGCAGGTGGTGACGCAGACGTGGTCGTACATCGGCGGCTTTGTTGTGCCCAGCGATATCACCACCACCGCAGCGACCGTGCCGACGGCCAACAGTTCCGCTTTCAAACGGGGCATACTCTTAGAGTCTTTGTAATCTGATTTAGGGTTACAATTAAAGGGCTTGGATAGGGGGCACCCGACAAGCTGGTTTGACCGCCAGTTTCCAAGCACTTCAACGGTCTCCTCTAGTCAAGGAAAGCATGAAAACCATCACACTTGAACCGTGTGCCGAAGAAAAACGGTGCCCGCGTTGCGAACAAACCAAGATTGCCGCGGGGAATTTCTACAAGACCAAGAATCGCGCTGGAAAACCTGTGTGGGCTGGGTATTGCATTCCGTGCACGAAAGAAAAAGTCATTGCGTGGCAAAAGGCTAATCCAGAAAAGAAAGCCGCGCAGGATCGCAAGCAGGGTCTAAAGCCCGAAGCAAAAGCCAAACATGCCGTCCGCTCCAAGGAGCGCCACGCTGCGGACCCATCGATAGCCGCCCGGCGCATGCGGAAATGGGCGGAAGCCAACCGGGAGCACGCCAATGCATATTGGAAAAGTTGGCGTCAGGCGAACCCGGAAAAACATAAGGCGCATCAGCAGAAGCATTACTGGACAAAGCCCGGGCGCCGAGAACGCTGCATGGATCACTCGCGCCTTTACCACGCGTTCACAAAAGATCGCGCGATCTATGACGATGATGGCCACAAGCTAGGCCACGACGCATGGGAAGCTATTCTCCATGTCTTCGGTCACAAGTGCTGCTACTGCGGTGAGCCCGGCCGAATGACCATTGAGCACATCACGCCATTTGCGCGAGGCGGCAGAAACAAGGCTGGAAACATTGCGCCAGCATGCTTGAAGTGCAATCTGAAAAAGAAGCACAAGACTGCAGAAGAATTCTCACCCGACAGGGCGGCAGAGATTCATCGATTGGCGATGATTCCGTTCGCGTTGCCGAAGGCAGCTTAAGCCGTAACCGAATATTTTGAGAGCCGCCCACTAAGGCGGCTTTTTTATTGCCCAAATTCAGGAGGCCCGAATGGCCGAGTCAAAGAAAGCAGCGCCAGCCGAGCAGCCAGAATTCCGCAATGTCGTCGTGTTGGTGAAGAACCACGGTATCACCAAGCATGGCCGCTCACACGCGTTCTATGCCGCCGGAACCGAGTTTGACCCGGTCAAAGATGCCGCAATCGTCTTCGCTCTGGCGCAATCCGGTGCAATTATTGAGCATCAGTAATGGCGTTCGTTCCGTACGTTTTCACTGACGCGCAGTTGACCGATGTCCGGCGCTTTTGCGGCTACCCGGCGATGGGAGACGGAAATGTCGTGTTCCCGTTTCCGTGGATCATGCGTCAATACCTCGCGCTTGAATATCGTCTGCAGCACATGAGCGCCAATGAGGGCGCCGTAGTCGCGAATACGTATCTAACGAACCTGTACACGCTGGAGTCTGCGATCCCAGGGACAAGCGCGAACCTCGATACATCCGTCGCTGCGGTATGGACTCACAACCCCCGCGAGCAAGAAGACCGTGATCGCCTATTCGACTCATGGCGCCGCCGGCTGTGCAACTTCCTCGGCGTTCCTCCCGGCCCGAACTTCGGCGGTCCTTCAAATTCATTGGTGGTTTGATGACGGTCATCTGTTTTGACGGAAAGACCTTGGCTGCCGATCGGCAATGCGAAATGAATGGCGGCAAGTTCGCCATGAAGAAAATCGGAGCGCTCCCTGACGGGACCCTCATCGGCACCGCAGGCGACACGAATCGTGCGCTCGTTATGTACGCATGGGCTGCAAATGGCTTCGTGCCGGGTGATCTTCCTGCAGTTATTGGCGACGAATTTGCGCGGATGCTTGTCGTGCGCCCAGATGGTATTCCGTTTGTGTATGCGAACAGCGACCAAGGCATTCTGTTCGCTGGGAAGCATGTAGCGATCGGCAGTGGGCAAGACTATGCAATGACTGCGATGCACCTCGGCCTCGATGCTTACGCTGCTTGTCAGGTGGCTTGCGATTTGTGTTCGTCGTGTGGCATGGGCATCGACGCTATGGAGCTGTGATATGAATGGCGAGTTCCTGCAGTCGAAAATCTATTACGGCTACGCTAAATCGGCCCAATACATCGGCACCGCGTTCAACCAGTTCCGCCCGACCACGCCGATAAACCCGTTCGCATCCGGCCCGATAGCCACGCTCCTTGCCAGCTTCAACGCGCAGGACATGAAGTACAGCAAGCCCAATCCGTACGCCAAGCCGCTGTGGTATGCGCTGGTGGACGGCACGCAGACGGCTGTCGGCGACTATCTGCAAAGCGCAGATCAGATGTTTTTCATCGCAGCAATGCAGCCCCTGCTGCCGATCCTGGCGGTGCAGTGCACGAACACGCTGAATATCTATCGGCCGCAGCAGCAGACGTTGCCGGGCGCCAATCCTTACGGTGGCACGGTCGACGAAAACCAGACCGAGTTGATGACGGCGTGGCCGGCTTCTGTTCTGCAGGGTGCGAAGGGCGAGAAGGATGGCGCGGTGCTGCCCGGCGACGTTCGGCTGCCATGGTGGGCGATCCTGTTGCCGGCGTTCCCCGGTGTCACGTTGCGCAGCGCTGACATCATCACCGACGATATCGATCGGCGGTTCATCATCAGCAGCGCGGAAAAAACTGACCTCGGGTGGAGAATCACCGCGATGCAGGCCGAGACATGAGCGATATTTCCGACGTCCTCAATGTTCTCACCGCGCAATGCAGCGCCTTCGTCTATCCCAATGGCACGAGCCAGCCGTCCGTGTGCGGCTCGATGGTCAAGGTCTATCCCGGCTGGCCGACGGCATCCTCGCTCGACCAGGATCTGCAGGCGGGCACGGTCAACGTGAGTATTTTCCCGGCCGGGCAGGAGCGCAATACGACGCGGTATCGACCCAAGCAAAGCGTGATGTCGGTTGCAGCAGCAACGATAACCCTCGTGTCCGCCGGCTCGACGCTCACGGTCGGCGGCGCAATGCCTTCACCCTTCACGCTGCATAACGTCGCCGCGCTGATCGCGGGGCAGGCTTTCATCTACCCGGTGCAGGCGAGCGACACGCTGACCTCGATCGCGACCGGCCTCAGCGCACTGATCGCCGCGAAGTATCCCGGCACGGTCAATTCTGGCACAGTGATCACGCTGCCTGCCGGTGTCCGCGTAACAGCCGCACGCGTGGGCACGTCAGGCCAGATCTCCACCGAATGGGAGCGGCAAGACCAGCGTATCCAGATCACCGTCTGGGCGCCGGACCCGACCACGCGCACCGCAGTATCGGCCGCGATCAAGACCGCTTTCGCGCAGATATCGAATCTCACGATGCCAGATGGCTACGGTTCGAACATCAAGCCGGCCGGAAGCCTGCTGTCAGACGTGCTGGAGAAGGCCAAAACGTATCGGCGCGATCTGTTCTACCTCGTCGAATACGCCACCACCGTGACGCAGCAGATTGCCACCGTGGTTGCTGCAGAACTCATTTTTGAAGACATGCAGGGCGATCCGCTCGCCTCGCGAACCTATTAGGAGCCGACATGGCTGAAGAAACTGTTGTGACGGCCCCGAAAGTGGCAAAGCCCGATTTCATGCTCGTCGTGGTGCATCCGTTTGGCGAGTATCGCCGCGGCGATCCGATTTCGGATGCTGGCGAGATTCAAGCTGTCATGGATGGCGAAAACAAACATCACGTGCATCGCGTAGCTCCGCAGTAATTCCCCCTTATTCCAGTTTGCCTAGCCACCTTCGGGTGGCTTTTTCGTTTGGAGTTACGCAATGCCGATTTACCAATCAGGCAGTTTGAATCTCGCCGGCCAATTGCCGCCGGGCGCATATGTCCAGGTGGTCGCACCGCCTGCCGTCGTTCAAGGTGTCGCCAGCAATGGCCTCGGCGAGGTCGGTGTCGCTTCGTGGGGTCCGGTCAATAGCGCCTATGGCGTGGGTTCGCCGCAGATCGCCGGTCTCATGCTCGGTCCCGTGAACGCCCGCAAGTACGACCTCGCGACCGCGATGGCGATCAACTTCATGCTCGGCCAGACGAACAACACGGCTGTGCGCGTGACTGACGGAACAGACACCGCAGCGACATCCGCGCTGAAAGATGGCTCAGCCGCGACCGGCGCGACGCTTACGGGCTTCTATACCGGCGTGGTCGGTAACACGCTCACCGCGACGCTCGCCAACGGAACGAAGCCGGCGACGTTCAAATGCACGGTTGCATTGCCCGGTTTCCTGTCGGAGATTTACGACAACCTTGGCGTGGGCGTGATCCTCGGCACCGTCGTTCCGGGCACAGGCTACACCTCGGTTCCGGCTGTCGCGACGAGCGCACCGCAAACCGCGGGCGGCGTTCAGGCGATCGTTCAGGCTACCTTGAAAGTCCTGTCCGCGAATATCACGGGCGGCGGTGGATCGGGCGGCAGCGGCTATGTGACCGCTGACACGATCACGCTGGCCAATGGCGTCGTGCTGACGGTCACGGCAGCCTCCGGCATCATCACCGCTCTGACGGTCACGAATGCCGGCTCACTCGGCGGCGGTACAGCGCCCGTGGCCGGCAACACCCAAATCCAGACGTCCGGTGTCGGTGTTGGCGCCATCATCAACCTCGTGTGGGGCCTCGGCACGCCGCTCGTGGTGCAGCCGGGCTCTGGCTACACCACGGCCACCGCGACGCTCACAGGTGGCGGCGCAGGCACTCCGGGCACGATCGCTCTCGGCGTGGGCTGCTGGACGAATCTCGTCAGTGCCATCAACAACGGTCAATCTGGCGTTCGTGGTCCGTCGCAAATCGTGGTGGCGACCGTCGGCACGTCCGCGGCAGCCCCGGCGCTCGCGACCTACGCCTTCTCAGGCGGCACCGATGGCGCGGCAGGCGTGGTCGACGCAACGCTGGTTGGCACCAACGCAACGCCGCCGACCGGCATGTACGCGCTGCAAAACGCGAACGTGCTGACGATGAACCTGATCGACCACTCGACGCCGTCGCAGTGGAGCACGATGGCGCAGTTCGGCATCACCTACGGCATCTTCGGCGCGGGTCAAGCCGCGGTCGGCTCGTCAGTGGCTAGCACCGCTTCACTGCTCGCATCAGCAGGCGTCGACAACTACAGCTTCAAGGATCTGGTCGGCGATTGGGTGTACTGGCAGGACACCGTCAACAACGTGCAGCGCCTGCTTGGACCGGCAACCTTCTGGGCGGCGATGCGCGCGAACCTCGCACCGAACCAGTCGACGCTCAATAAACCCGTCAACGGCATCATCGGCACGCAACGTTCCGTCCAGAACCTGCTATATGCCGACTCCGAAGCGCTGGCCGCCGTTCAAGGGCGCCTCGACTATCTGGCGAACCCGGCACCGGGCGGCAACTACTTCGCCTTCCAGACGGATATGAACTGCTCGACGTACGCGGCGACGAATTCGGAAGCCTACACGTCGATGACGAACTTCCTAGCGCTGACACTCGCGTCGAACTTCGGCTGGGTGGTGGGTAATCCGCAGACGACCGACTTGCGCGGCGATGTGAATGACGCCATCACCGGGTTCCTCATGAACCTCTGGCTGAACCTAGGGTACATCGGCAACGTGAATGCGCCGACGCAGGTTCCGTTCTCGGTCCAGACGAACGCCGCGAACAACCCGAGCAGCCAGGTCGCACTCGGCTTGATGCAGACGCTCGTCAAGGTCACATACCTGTCGATCGTGCGCGTGTTCGTGATCTCGCTGCAAGGCGGCGGCACCGTGAACGTGACGGTCCAGCCCGGTTAATCGATCCCTTCTGTATCCCTAAGCCCGCCGCGCGCGGGCTTTTCCTTTTTTGGAGCCGCACATCGTGGGCGATAACAGTTTTAACATCGGCCGTGACGGATCACAGATTACGATCTTCGATTCCGTCGCAGGGCAAGTCAATTTCAACGGCACGATTTCCTTCGACGCGAAGGCGCGCACGAAAGAACTCGAAAGCGAAACGATCACCGGCAACACGATCTTTCGCAATGTGCCCAATGGTCACGAAGGCACCTTCGAGTTCGACCGGCAGGATTCGAGCGTGGAAGCCTATTTCACGCAGGCCGAAGCGAACTTTTACGCTGGCCTCCCGCCTCCGACCGCCGCCATCACGCAGACCATCAACGAATTGGATGGGTCGATCACGCAGTTCCAATATACCGGCGTGCAATTGAAGTTGACCGACGCCGGCACGTGGAAAGGGCTGGACAAGATCAACCCCAAAGTCGGCTGGCGCGCATCGAAGAAGATCCCGCTGACGATCGGAGTCTGATTCGATGACGAAAGTTACCGTAAATCGGACTCAGACCCCGACCGAGCAACTGATCGCGCGGGCCACCCAGGAAGCGGAGGTCGTCGACGCAAACGGCCGCAAGATCGTGCTGCGCAAGCCGGGCGCGCTGGCTCAGTTTCGGCTCGCCGAAGCGGTCGGCAACTCGTCAACGAATCAGGGTTATATGGCTATGGTCATGCCGCTGATCTTCGTCGCATCGATCGACGGCATCATCGTGCCTCCGCTGGAGCAGAAGAAACATGTGGAAGCGCTGATCGTTCGGCTGGACGATGAAGGCGTCGCGGCAGTGCACAAAGGCGTGTACGAACACTTCGGCGAATCCACGGCGGAGGCCGACCGCGAAGAACTAAAAAAATCGTAACGTCGGCGCCGATTCGCGAGGCGTTATGGCTTGTCTCGCACGGCGTTGACCTCGATTTGGCATTCAGTTTGGACGATGTAACCCGGGCCGCTTACTCAATCATCTTTTCCGAGATCGAAGGGCAGAAGTTTGATTTCGAGACGATGAGTTTCAGGAAGCAAGAATGAAAGAATTCGGGAGTATGGCCAAGTTCGCCGAGCATCTGGTGATGCTGTCGGCTGGCGGATTTGTGTTGGCGATGCACAGTGGCATGAGTGCCGTTGGCGCGCTCGTTGAAGCGCGTGCGAAAGAAGAGATCGGCGAATACCAGCCGGCAGTTGGTCCGTTTCAGGCGTGGCCGGAGTTGGCGCAAGCCACGAAAGACGACCGGGTGCGTCAAGGTTATTCGGAAAACGATCCGTTGCTACGTACGGGCGAGTTGCGCGACTCAATCAGCCATGAATCGGCGGGTTTGGAAGTCGCAATCGGCTCGACAAGCGACGTGATGGTCTATCACGAGTTCGGTACCAGCAAGATGCCAGCGCGGCCGGTTCTCGGCACGGCTGCATTCAGCAGCAAGGACAAGATCATGGAGATCTTGGGGAGGGCGGCGGTGATAGGGCTGGCAGGCGGGCATGTGTTGCCTGACCAGATCCGTGTGTCCCACATCACGAACCCGTGATGAAGTGCCAGAAGAACAGGCCCATGAAGATCAGCAGTGCGCCTGACACAGCCATCACGACGACGCCGAACCAGATCAGCCAGAGTCCTTCCCAGAGCTTTAGCTGGTTCGGTCCTCGATCGGCCACGGTTCTAGGCTTTATCCGCCGGACGCGCGGGTATTGAACGAACGAAACCCGGTCTGCCAACCATTCTTGAGCGCGGGAAAAGGAATTTTGCATGGCTAATAGGCCTCCTTACGTCGGCGGCATCTATGCCATTAGAAACCTAGTCGACGGGAAATTATACGTCGGCTCCGCAAGTTGCATTGAAAGGCGCAGAAAAGATCACTTTAGGATGCTGCGAGGCGGCTACCACGTCAATAAGCACCTTCAGTCGGGATGGCTTAAACATGGCGGCGAAGCTTTCGCATTCGAGATACTTGAGGTGGTTGAGGATCCGAGCCGTTTGATTGAAAGAGAGCAGCACTACATCGATTACTTCGCCGCGTGCGACCCGGCGAATGGCTACAACCGGCGCGCTATCGCTCATAGCAACTTAGGGATGAAGTTTTGCCCCGAAGCTGTCGAGCGCATAAGGCAGAGTCAGTTAGGCAAAAGCCTTTCAGAAGCGCATAAGCAGGCGATCGGTGATTCGCAAAGAGGAAAGGCCAAATCCCCTGACGCTGGGCCGAAAATCAGTGCCGCGAAGCGTGGGATAAAGCGCCCAGGTGAATGGTCTGGGCGCATGGCTATATCGCTTCGGAAGTTCAGCGAAGAAGAAATTGGGCGCATGCACGAAATGCGAAATGCAGGGCTCAGTTATGAGCGGATCGCAAAAGAGTTCGGTTGCGTGGTTTCGACGGCGCACCGTGTAATCACGAAGCGCGGACTTGCATATAGGCAACAAAATGGCATTTGAGGCCTATCGTGTCGCGGTAAAACTTTCGCTGGTCGAAACCGTGTCTGCGGGCCTGCTCGGGCTCTCGCGCCACTTCATGGCAGCGAACAAAAACGCGCAGCAACTCCAGCGCAGTATAGGCCAAATCCAGAAGCTCATGATGGCCGGGGGCGCCATGGTGGGCGTGGGCGTTTTCGGGCTGAAGGCACTGCAGGCGCCGCTTGACGAAGCGAAGCGGTTCCAGACCGAACTCGCCAAATTCTCGCTCTATGGACTGGGCGAAAAGACGAACAACGAAGCGGCGCAATTCGCGAAAGCGATGAACGTCATGGGCTCGTCGGCGACTGAGAACATGAAGCTGATGACGGAGGCTCAGGGCGTCTTCCGGGAATCAGGATTGGGCGGATCGGCCGCACTTGAGGGCGCCAAGCTGGCGGCTCCGGTGCTCGCCAAGATCGCGTTCGCCACGTCTTCTATGGACGAGGACTCGAAGGCCAAATACCGCACGTCCTCGATGGACATGCTGCGCTTCATTGAAATGCGCGGTGGACTCAAATCACCGACCGACTTCAACCGGATCGCGGACGAAGGCTGGAAAGCCATGCGCTCGTCGGGCGGCAACGTCGACTGGTCGCAATATCGCCAGTTCATGGCGCGCGGCGGCGTCGCGGCACAGGGCCTATCAGACGAAGCGCTGTTCGGCAAGCTTGAGCCGGTCATCGGTGAGATGAAGGGCAGCACAGCAGGCTTCTCGCTGCGCACCGCCTATAACCGACTGAACGGCATCATCCGTTTGCCGAATCAGGTCGCGCACGAACTCGCAAATTCGGGTGTGTGGGATAACAAACAGATCGATTGGAATAGCCAGGGCGGCATCAAGTCGTTCAAGGGCAATCCTCTCGTCAACCAGGCGCAGTTCGCGAGCGATCCGGTCGAGTTCTACGAGAAAACGATCAAGCCCATGTACGCGAAGCTCGGCATCGCCAGCCAAGCGCAGATCTCGCGCGAAAACGCGATGATCTTCGGCAGTACAGGTGGCGCGATGTTCTCGCTGATCGACCGGCAGTTGCCGAATATCCACGCTTCCGTGGAAGCTCAGCGCAAGACGCTCGGGATCGATGCGTCGGTGAAAGCCGCAGGCGGCACGCTGGACGGAAAGGAAGTGGATCTGCATGCGAAGTGGGCAAACCTGATGCTGCAGTTGGGTGACTCCGTTTTGCCGCTCGCAATCCGTGGTATCACAGCACTGATCAGCACGATCAAGGGCATCACGCAGTTCGCCAAGGACAACCCCGGCCTGACAAAGTTTCTCGTACAAGGTCTCGCGATCTTTTCGGTGTTGTCGATCGCGGCTGGCGGCATTCTGCTGTTCCGCGGCGCGTTGCTCGCGATGTCGGTCGCCATGAGATTCACGGCCCCACTGTATTGGCTGGGCTTCACCTTCGGACGCGTCGCCGGCATCGCGGTTGGCGCGTTCCGGATGCTCGCTCCTGCGATCATGTGGGTGGGCCGCGCGCTGCTGATGAACCCGATTGGCCTCACGCTGACGGCGATCGCTGGCGCTGCGTATTTGATCTATCGCAACTGGGATGTGATTGGACCGAAGGTGAAAGCTGTGTGGTCCGGTATCCAAACTGCATTTGGCGCCTTGGTCGACTGGTTCTCGTCCAAGTGGGCGTGGTTCCGTAGCCTGCTGCCGGGCGGCGGAACCACCCAGGATCCTAGCGCCGCCCCGAGAGGGAATGGCCCGCTAGGAGGTGCACCCGCATTCGCAACCAAAGGCAAAAACGACGGGCTCGTCCATACCACGATCAACATCGACGGCAAGAAAGTAGCCCAAGCCGTGACTCCGTACATCGCGCAACAAACTGGACTCTCCACTAGCACGGGCGGCGTCGACACTGGCGTAAGTCTGCCGATGCCGGGACTGAAATACTGATATGACGACACTCACGCTGGGCGATTTCGTCTTTCAGGACATGGAGGTCCCCGAGTCCATCGGGTTCGGTGGCGATCAGCGGCTCGCGATCAAGAAGATGATCGGCGGGGTGCGCGACATTCAGGCATTGGGACCGGATCCCCGTCCACTCGAATGGTCGGGGATCTTTTTCCCGACGCAAGATGGCCAATCGGCGCTTGATCGCGCGCTGACGCTCGAAGGCATGAAGAACGCGGCGCAGCCTATCGCGCTGTCGTGGGATGAGCTGTATCTGATGGTCTACATCAGGACGTTCGAGCCGGATTACCGGTTCGGCCGCATCCCGTACAAGATCGTTTGCGAGGTGCTGCAGGATCTCACGGCGCCCGTGTATGGGGATGCCGGCCCCGATGCGGACGATCTAATCAATGGCGATCTGAATTCGGCGAATTCGCTGACGTCGAGCATTGGCGACAGCACGTTGTCCGGCCTCATGGGTACCGTATCGAGCGCGGTCGGTTCGGTGTCCACCTTTGTTGGCGCGTCGCTGAGCACGGTCGCGTCCGTCCTGCAGCCGATCAACGCTGCGGCCCAGCGCGTGAGCGCGCTCATCACGTCGACCGATGCAACGCTCGCGAGCGTCGGCGTGCCGGCCGGTGTGTTGCCTTCGGTGCCGATCCTGGCGAACGTCGCGGTCTTCACGTCGCAACTCAACGCGTCCGGGTTGCAGCCGCAATTGCTTCAAGTGAGCGGGCTGCTCGGGCGCATGTCGACCAACCTCGGCCAGATCAATTCGAGCGGCCGGACAATCACGGTCGGCGGCGGCAACCTGTTCGATATCGCGGCGAAACAGTATGGCGACCCGAGCGCATGGACGCAGATTGCGCAGGCGAACAACCTGAGCGATCCGACGCTTGCCGGTATCTCGACGCTTATCATCCCGCCGTATAACAACGGCACCAGTGGCGGCATCCTCAGTTCCTAAAGCGCTATGACTGCATTTCTGACTCCGACCGGGCGGCAACCGCGCGGGGCGGTGAAGGTCAATGGCGAGCTGATTACGGGGTGGATCGATTTCGAGCTCGATAACAACAGCTTCTACTCGGCCGACACCTTTCGCTGCAGGTTTGCTGGCGGGCTGCTGCCGACCGACCGTAATGCGGCATGGTTCTCGCAGCAGCAAGACATGTTTGTCGAGTTGTTCATCGGCTTCCCGTCTGACCCGTCGAATTACAGCGCGTCCGATCTTCAAAGCTGGATTTACGGACAGGTCGACCACATCGAGATTGACCCGGTCACGTACACGATCGAAGTCGACGGGCGAGACCTGACGCGCGTGTTTATTGACGCGAAGACCACGCAGAAGTGGCCGAATCAGACGTCGAGCCAGATTGCGACCGCGCTTGCGCAAAAGCACAGCCTGACGCCGGTCGTCACCGCGACCACGACCATGGTCGGCAAGTATTACGAGATCGACCACGTCAACATGGCCGATGAGCGCTCGGAGTGGGACATCCTGAACTACCTGGCAGACCTCGAAGGATTCAAGGTCTGGGTGCGCGGCCAGTCGCTCTATTTTCAGCCGGCGCCAGTTCCCGCCAACACGACGCCTTATCAAATTGTCTATCAGGTTGCCACGACGAGCAGCGGGCCGAAGGCCAACTTCGAAAACCTGAAGATGCAGCGCGCGCTCACAGTCTCGCGCGGCATTCAGGTCAAGGTTCGCTCGTGGAACAAGAAGTTTGCGAAGGGCTTCACGGTCGCGTATCCGACGAGCGCCAAAACGATCAAGGTCGGATCGTCCTCGATTGGAGCCGGCGGCCAAGTCTATTCGAAGACCGTCGCCAACCTGACGCAGGACCAGGCGCTGCAAGCGGCGCAGAACTGGTACAAGCAGCTCGTCGCGCATGAGATGAAGCTTGAAGGGCTCACGATGCCGGGCGACAACGATCTGGACATCACCTCGATCATCCAGTTCGGCGGCACCGGCACGGCGTTCGATCAGCAATATTTCCCCGACAACATCAATCGTTCCATGAGCTTCGATGGCGGCTACTCAATGACGGTCACCGCCAAGAACCATGCGCCCGACTCGCAGGTGGTCGTATGAGGGGCGCACACGCACTATCGAATGCGATCCGCCAGCAGGCGCGCATGTCGACGAACGACTACTCGCTGCCGCGGCTCGCGACCATCACCAGTTACGACGCATCGAATCACGCGGTCAAGGTGCAGTTGCAGCCGGTTGACCCTGAACTTGGCCCGCAGGAATCGAACTGGATGCCGCTGGGCGCGATCGGGATTGGTGGTGGCTGGGGCGTCGCGGTCGGCCCGCAGATCAACGATCAGGTGCTGGTCGTCTACGAAAACGGAGACTTCAGTTCCGGTTGCATCGTCGGGCGTTATTTTTCCGTCGCGCAGCAGGCCATCGCGGTGCCGAGCGGCGAGATTTGGGCGGTTCACCAGACGGGCAGCTTCGTGAAGCTTGTCACGAATGGCGATATCGACGTGAACACCGCCGGCAACCTGAATGCGACGGTGACCGGAAACATGACGGCGAATGTGACGGGGAATTCAAGCACGACGGCCACGAATGCCAGTGTGACGGCTTCTGGCACAGCGACCATCACGGCGCCAGCAATCAAGATGGGCGCAACCGGTCAAACGCTTCTTCAGTTCGTTACCTCGGCGATGGTTGCCTTCTTCAATAGCCATACGCACACGTCTGAAACACCGGGCACGCCGACGAGCATTCCGAACCAGACAATGGGCAGTGGGCAGCTTACCTCTACCGTATCAGGCGGCTAGTACGCAATCCGAAGTAACTGAGCTAAAATAGCGGAAGCCGGCAGTGCTACCAACACGTGCCGGCTCCCTGACCAACCACCGTTCTCGGAGAACGACAGATGGCTGATGACGATCATATCACGCGTGTTTGTAAGGATTGTGGCGAAGAAAAGCCGCTGAACGGCTTCTATACGTACAAGTCCGGGCGTAACACCGGGAAGCCTTACAGTAACTGCAAGGTATGTCGCAATGCAAAAGGCGCGGCGTGGCGCAAAGAAAATCCCGAAAAGTCTCTCGCATACACACAAAAGTGGATAGAGAAGAACCGAGATGCCGTCGACGCCTATAAGCGCGAATATATGGCGCGGTACCGCGTCGATAAGCATGAGGTATGCGCGAATGGATGAGGGAGAATAGACCCCGCCTAAGGGAATATGACAGGGAGTATAGGCGCAAGAATCTTGAGATTGAGCGCGTGCGAGATAGGATGCGCTATGCAAAGCGCAAAGAACATTTCGCTGCGACTGCCCGCGAATGGCGCAAGAATAATAAAGAGCGTCACGCCCTGAACCAACGAGTGAATGGGCATAAGCGCAGAGCAAGAATGCGCAATGTGCCGGGTGTCATTACTGCCGCAGATATCAAGTTCCTAATCGGAAAGCAGCGAGGGAAGTGCCCTGTATGCCGAAAGAAATTGGGCAAAAAATACCACCTAGACCATATTGTTCCTCTGGTAAAAGGTGGCACGAATGAATTAACAAACGCTCAGTTGCTGCACCCAATATGCAACTGTAGCAAGCAAGCCAGAGATCCAATCGAATTCATGCAGTCGCGAGGTTTCCTCTTATAGGAAGCCCCCTCACACAATCAAGCCCGCCATGCGCGGGCTTTTTTATTGCCATCGAATTTATGCCAGACGTTATGCATTGGTACGGCGGCGACCTTTCGGCGTCCGCTTCGGGCGACCTATTGCTCGCCGATCAGCCTACGACTGGAACGCAGCGCGTCTATCGCCGCCTGCTGACCAATCCGGCACTTTCGGATTCGGCCGGCAACCCAGTCGCATCGCCCGATTACACCTGGCATCCGACCTACGGCGCGGGCGTGCCGCGCAAGGTGGGCTCGCCAGGCAACGTGCCGGTGACGCGCGCCCTGATTCGCGGGCAGATGTTGCTTGAATCAGCCGTTGCTCGACAGCCAGCGCCGTCGATCACGCTCACGCAGGTACAAGGCGCGGTGAGTTCGTACATCCAGTACACGGACGCCAACACGGCGACGCCTCAATTTGTTGAATTCGACGTGTCCAACTAATGGCAAACCTCAATACCCAATCGTTCTCGGCGATCGTCTCGAACTTCGCGACAGCAGTCCAAGGCGCGGCTTCGAGCCTGATTGATTTTACGATTGGCTCGGTGCTGCGCGCGATTAGTGAGGCCGTCGCGGGAGTGTGCCTCTGGATTCAAGGTTTGATCCTGCAATTGCTGGCGACGACACGCCTGTCAACGTCCAGTGGAACCGATGTAGACACGTTCGTTGCTGATTTCGGTTTGACCCGTGAGGCGGCCGTATCAGCCATCGGGCAAGTCACGTTCTCGCGCTTCACGCCGACCAATGCGGCCACGATCCCGCTGGGCGCGCTGGTGCAGACAGCAGATGGCACACAGCCTTTCGCGGTAGTGGCAGACCCGACGCAAGCCTACTGGAATGCAACGGCGAATGCCTATGTGATACCCGCGACCATTTCGAGCGGCTTGGTCACTGTGCAAGCTCAAAATTCCGGAGCGCAAGGTAATGTCAGCGCTGGCGCGATATCTGTGCTCGGCACCGCTATTCCCGGTATTGACTATGTCAGTAATGCCAACGCATTTTCCAGTGGCGTCAATGCGGAATCGGACACGGCCCTGAAGGCGCGCTTTGCGCTCTACATTCAGGGTTTGCGCGAGGGCACCAAGAGCGCAGTTGCTGCCGCCATTGCCGGATTGCAGCAGGGCATTCAGTACACGCTCACCGAGAACCAGACACTGGCCGGCGCCACGCAACTCGGCTTTTTCTATGTCGTGATTTCGCCATTTACGACGCCGCTACAAACGGCTGTCTACGCGGCAATTGATGCGATCCGCCCGCTGAGCGTGACTTTCGCGGTTTATGCCGCATCGAACCTGACGGCCAACGTCACGGCGACGGTAACCGTCCAGTCTGGCTACACGCATGCCACCGTCGCGGCTGCCATCCAATCTGCCATTCAGGCGTTCATCGCCACTATCCAGATTGGGCAGACGCTCTATTGGTCGCAACTATACGCCGTCGCATATGGCGTGGCCGGCGTGCAGGAGGCCACTGCGCTCCAGATCAATGGCGCCACATCTGACCTCGTAGCGACTTCGCAGCAGGCAATTGTGGTGGGGACGGTGGTGATTTCATGACGGGTGATCAGAACGATATCGTTTCGCGCCTGCAGTCTTACCTGCCTCGCGGCTGGTTTGGCGATCTCACTCAGGCACCCAACCTCAACGCGGTCCTGCAGGGGGCGGCATGGGGGCTTTCCAGCCAGTATGCGTTGCTGACCTTCGCGGGCTTGCAGACGCGAATTAAGACGGCCACCGGCGGCTGGCTCGACCTCATCTCGAATGACTTTTTCGGGACAGGCCTGCCGCGACTGCCGAACGAGACAGATGGCGCATTTCAGGCGCGCATTCTCGCCAACCTGTTTATCAAGGGGCCGACAAGAGCCAACATGTCGGCGGTCCTGACCCTGATCACAGGGCGCGCTCCGACCATCTTCGAGCCCAGCAATACGACCGACTCGGGCGGGTGGGACGCGCAATTCTATTGGGATACAGGCGTCGGGCGGTGGGGCGACCCACTGCCTTACCAATCGCTTATCACCGCGTATCGGCCTACTGGTGGGCTGCAATCGCTGATGGAATGGGACACTTATCGGATGGCTTTCGACGCCTACGGATACTGGTCTGATTCACAAGCGACCAGCGTTACCGACGCCGCAATCATCGCTGCCGTCGAATCTACACGGGCAGTTGGCACCGTAGTCTGGCTCCGGATAGCGAACAACCCCATCACGCCGTAATCCCCGCACACATTGATCCAGCCGCCTTCGGGCGGCTTTTCTCATTTACAGGACCGAAATGGACCGCCCAATTATTTACACGCAGGAACAAGGCCGCAGCACCGACTTCCTGTTCGGCATGCGCTCGGCCATGATCGGGCTGGCGAAACTATCGAGCGCGGTGTTGGGCGCTAATACGCTCGCTCACGGCTTCGCCTGTACGCCCAATTCGCCTGCCGCGCTGAATGTCTTGGTAGGCTTGGGAGAGATCTACTCGCTGGCGGAGGTTGACAGCACGGCATATGGCGTATTGCCTCCCGATACCTCTGACGTTGTCCTGAAACAAGGGATTCAGCTCAGCACGACGACGCTCTCTTGCCCGGCACCTACGACGAGCGGATTTTCGGTCAATTTTCTGATCGAAGCGACCTATCAAGATAGTGATACGACCCAAGTCGTGCTGCCGTACTTCAACAGCGCCAACGTATCGCAGCCGCTCAACGGCCCCGGCGGTCTGGGCGGCTCGAATGCTACGGAGCGCCAGGGTATCGTCGTCCTGCAGGCCAAAGCCGGCACCCCAGCAACCACCGGCACGCAAACGACGCCCGCACCTGACTCGGGGTATGTCGGCCTGTGGGTAGTGACCGTCGCGTTTGGCGCAACCACGATCACGTCCGGCAACATATCCCAATATTCGAGCGCGCCGTTTATCACGAACATCCTGCAAATGTTGCAGACGGGCTCCGCGATCTATGCAGTGGATACGAGCGCTGCAGCTAACACTGTCACGCTCGCGCTTACGCCTCCCGTCACCACCTATACCGACGGTCAGCCGATCCGTTTCAAAGTCGCGAACTCCAACACGGGGGCGGTCACTCTTAATGCGGGTGGCGGCAACATCTCGCTCACTGGCGCGGTCGGCGCGCTCCAGGGCGGAGAGTTGATCGCGCTCAAGCAATATGAGGCGATCTACAGCACGGCTACGGGCACCGCTATTCTCATCGGTCAATCTGCTGGCGCCCTTCAAGTCGCCCCCGCTACCGCCAGCCAGCATGCAGCACAGATGGGCCAGGTTCAAACTGGATCCGGCACTGCCGGCGTAGATACCGGTGCCGCAAACGCCTATGTGGCCGCATTGGCACCCGCAATCACCACGCCGACGCCAGGCGCCCCGATCTGGATCAAGATCGCGCACACGAATACCGGCGCATCCACTCTCAATCTAACCGGTACCGCCTTCCCGATTTTGGGGTCGGCCCATGCAGCACTGCAAGGCGGCGAGTTGTTTGCAACCGGCTGGGCGCTGTTTGTCTGGAACGCGACCCTGACGAGTTGGGTGCTGATCGAGTGTACCGGCGCGCCGGTCCAGGTCTCCGTGGCAGCGCAAAGTGAGCAAGCCGTTCAACTCGGTCAATTAGCGGCGGGAACAAACTTGACCACTGTTGCCGCACTTGACAACAGCACGAAAATGGCAACGACAGGTTTTGTTAAAGCCAATGGCGTATCATTTTCAACGATCACACTAATTGGAGCATCCCGCACTTTAACTGCCGCTGATTTGGGGGCGAAATTAATATTTAATAGCAGCAGCACGCTGACGATTCCCACGCCGACAAGTATTGGAGCACGTGTCGGCGATGCCGTACTCATATCTAATTTCGGTGCAAATGTCGCAAATGTCGCATTTTCTGGGTCGACTTACACGTACAGCACATCCGGTCAAAGTGCATCGATTTCTCCGCTTGCCGGGGAGAGTTTGCTGTTGATCGCAGAATCGACCACCGCTTGGGAAGTAGGCTCATCTACCGCCGGTATGTCCAATCTTGGTTCGTTTAACGCGTCGATCTCCACAAATGGTTATTTCAAACTGCCAAGCGGGGTGATCATTCAAAATTTCCAGGCGACCACGGGGACTGGGGGGAGTGTTAGTAGTACGTTTCCTATTGCATTCCCCACAGCTGTATATGCAATTTATGCCACTAGTCTAACAGTTGGCGCACAAGCATGCGTGTCCGCAGAAGGCTTAACGGTTTCGACATTCGAAGTTTTCGCAGTCAATCCGAGTACCGGCGGCGGTCTATCAGGTCAAAGCATTGGTCTTTTGGCAATTGGAAAATAAAGAGGGCTCATGATGGGACAAAAATTTGCAGCATATAACGCATCAGGAGTTGTTGTTGGCTACTACGATGACGTGGATAGTCCGGTACCATCCGGCGTGAGCGCGATTGCTATCAGCGATGCCGAATGGCAATCGGCTTATGCCGCACAACCCCCCTACACAGTCAGCAATGGGGTTTTGCAATCCCCGAGCAGCGGCGATATCGCCGCTCACACAAACGCATTGGCCGTTGCCGCAATGCAGCAATCTGCTATTTCTGCATTGTTTGATACACGGGTAACATTAGAGCGAATCAACGAAGGTGTGTCACTCGGCACTTGCAGTTTCACGAACGCCGATGTGATTACATTCATGACGTATCGCAAAGCATTGCGCGAACTGTGCACTAATTCTACACTAACCACTTTGCCCATCAAACCACCATTCCCCGCTGGCACATAATATGACGACCGATCAAGCTTCCACAATCGAAACCGCGATGTCAACGGCGATATCGACGGGTGCCAATTCATATTCTCTCACTGCTCAAAATTCAGTAAGCAAATTGACCATTCCTCAAGGTATCAATCATCTTATCTGTGACACTGTGTTGTTGGGCCAATCAACATCGTCACAAAATTCAATATTAGAAGTCCTCAATATTACGGAATTAAAAACGGACGGGAAAAATATTATTTCCGGCGGCTATGTGACAAATTATGGTAGCGGTTTGAAAATTTGGGCAAACACTGCAGGAGGATGTTCGCTTTTAGATATCGAAGGTGTTGATGTTATCGGCGCGCCTATCGGGATAGATATCGGGGATATCTCGCAGCCCGACGCGTTAGTCAGTGAGCTTAATGTTTCCGGCACATCGACGCATGGCTGCCCCAATCCGTTACGCGCGACCGGTACCCAAACAGTAGCTCACATTGCTGACTCAAATCTCATTGCCAGTTACGGGGAGGGAACGGGTGCGTGGCTTAACGCGCCGCTGATCGGCATTTTGAGTGTGGGCGCTAATGTGACTATGCAGAACGGCGAACTACTGCAAACCTCATCGACTGCCACAACGTCGTATGGTGCGATGCTTGAGCCGATTCAAAGCGAAGCCACGCCTCCATATCCAAATCGATATGGGACGCTGACATTAACGGGCGTCACGATGGAAATTGCATCCACATTTATCGCCACGAGTAACCCGAGCAATGTGTCAAATCCCGTAGGCGGTGCGATTATCATGCAAGGTTGCACCGGCATTCACACGCAAAATTTGGTTCCGCTGATTGTCACCGACCCTGATTTCAGCGGAGATATTCGGATTGACGCGAGCAACAACATCTATTCGACGGTGCCGCGCACAGTGCCGACGATCAATGCTCAGGGTCCGTGCAATATTTATGTCGCTGATGGAGCATTTGGAGCCAATTTTCCTTCGATGTTGGCTGGGATCACCGGTGCTGGTCATGTGCATTTTTCGCATCGCCTCATTCTGGATGTTTCGAATCTTGAGGGACAAGCACTCCCCAACGGGGAAGCCACCGTTTTGAAATACCAAAACCAAAATACCACTGGGGATCTTGCATATTTTGCTGCCGGTTGGAATGCATCACAGGGTACATTTACGATAATCGCGCCAGGCGGGGTAAAAGGTGCTGAAATCGCCGCCAAACTTGATAGTGGGAATGTGACCGACGGTCAGATGTACATATCGGTGAATGGCACGCCGCTGGGCTTTGGCCCCGTAGATTTGATGGGATCGCCAACACTTGGCTTAGGCGACCTTAATTTTGGGGATATTGTAAGCGCGACCTTGATCAATATTGCAAGTGGCCCATGTGTTGCAGGCAGTACGGCGGCAGATTATATAAAAATATGGGCCTCAGCCTGATTCAAAGGTTTCTCTTGCAAATTATCTGTTTTTTGATATCGTGTGCTCGATAATATTGGGTACGGCACGATAATGAAAAAAATAGATTCCCTGACTTCTCTACGGTTTTTTGCCGCGCTGTGTGTCGCACTGGGGCATACAAAAGGGGGTTTCGCCGCTACGGCCTGGATGCCGTGGTTCCCATATGGCTACGGCGTGATCTGTTTTTTCGTTTTATCGGGATTTATTCTGAGCTACGTCTATCCAGATTTTCGAGCGATGCATGACGTGAAAGCATTCTATGTCGCCAGAATCGCGCGCATCTGGCCGCTGCACCTTGTCACCTTCGCCATTTTTCTGCTGCTCACACCGTCTGCGCAGTGGTTTATCACTCAGGCAACCGATCATCGGCTTCGAGTGACTATCGCCAATTTATTTCTAGTCCAGGCGTGGATACCGAAGTACGGTTACATGCTATCGTTTAATCCGGTTTCATACACTTTATCAATGGAGTTGTTTTTCTATATCATGTTCCCGTTCCTTTTTTATAAGTGGCGCTCGACATGGCACTGGAAAACACTACTCGTGCTAATTTTCAGCGCATCGATATTGACGATCGCGACAGCCAGAGGCGTACCGAATTACACATATGATCATTCAATGACGGTCTCAGCGTTCGGGTTAGGTGCTGCATCTCCGTTTGTCGGCATTGTGAATTTCATGCTTGGGATGCTCGGGGCGTCGATCTTTAAATGGCTGAACTCTAAAAAATTGCCGGATGGGATTGTTCTGTGGACGATCATCGAAGTTGCGGCGCTTTATTCTCTCTTCGTTTTGCACCGTTTTGGTGACTTCCCGAGCCGCGCCGTTGGGCATGTTTTGACCGGCTCGCCATGGTTGTATTTTTCAGATTCAGCGATTTCAGCACCATCATTCATGGTCATCATTATCGTGATCGGTCTCAATCGCGGGGCGATTTCTAAGATGCTGACAACTAAACCGCTGATATTGCTTGGCGAGACAAGTTTTGCCTTGTATCTGATTCACTTGCTGTTTTTTATGTGGCTGACTGCGAATCGTGCATCGCTGACCGAAATTCCTGATTGGGTTCAGTGCTTTTCGTATTGGACAGCATGTTTTGCATCGGCGTTCGCCCTGTGGGCATTGGTAGAAAAACCTTGCCGAATCAAATTGAAAGAATGGATTTTGACTCCTAAGAGAAAACGCGATACTAGTTTTTCAGCAATAAAAACCGTTGCGTAGTCGAATCATTCAACCATCAAAGCCGCTTTCGAGCGGCTTTTTTTATGTCTCGGAGCAGATGAATGAACGACCAAGACGCGATCAACGAGTTGCGGGACCGAATGGGGCGCGCAGAGAATGCGCTATCGCACGGCGACCAGAAATTCGTGGATGTCATGGATGGGCTGACAAAGGTAACGGCCCACTTGCAGCGCCAGGACGCCGCGACTCTTGAGCTTGGCAGAAAGATTGATCTGCAAGGCGAGCGCACTGCAGCGATCGTTGATATGTGGGATGGCGGCGTAAATGCCACGCGGTTCTTTTGTCGACTTGCGCGCGGCTGGGAGTGGGGTGTTAGGCAGATTTTCTCCAAGCGCTTTGTGGCGCTCGTGATTGGATATCTCGTTTTTCATTACATCTTTTTCCATTCGTTGCCCGAGTGGACGAAGTGGATCGTGGCCGCATACAAGATTTACGAGGGCAATTGAAATGATGCCATCAGTCATTCAAGTCGGCTGCGGCGCGACATCGATCAGCGCCGAAGCCTGGGCACCGCCGATCCAAGCGGCCTGCGATCGCTTCCAAATCAATACACCACTGCGCCAAGCCGCTTTCCTGGCCCAGATCGGGCATGAGAGCGCGGGTCTAACCGCTCTGGTCGAGAACCTGAACTACGGAGCCGCCGGGCTGATGGCTACCTGGCCGACACATTTCGATGCGCCCGAGGCCAATCAGTACGCACGGCAGCCGGAGGCTATCGCGAACTACGTCTACGCCGGCCGGAATGGTAACGGCGATCAGGCGAGCGGTGACGGATGGCTCTACCGCGGTCGAGGCTGCATTCAGATCACCGGCCGCACGAATTACACGTTGGCGGCGGTGGGGCTCGGCCTTGATTTGGTAGCCCACCCGGAATTACTCGAACAACCGGTCAATGCAGCGCTATCGGCGGCTTGGTGGTGGGCGAATCACGGCCTCAACGAACTCGCGGACGCGCAGAATTTTAGCCAGATCACGAAGGTGATAAATGGCGGACTCACGGGATATCCGCATCGCTTGGCGCTTTATGGGGCCGCGAAGGTCGCATTGGGAATTGCATGAAATTCCACGAACAGATGCATCACACCGGTGAGCGGGCAATGCTTTTCGAGTGTCCTGGGTGCGAATTCTTGCACGTAATTCGAATCACCGGAGGCGGTCATCCTTGCTGGTCGTTCAACGGGGATCTTGATAAGCCGACCGTTTCACCAAGCATATTGGTCACGTCGCAATGGAAGGGC